GTGTTATGCGGGTGTCGCCATTAATGATCGGAATTCCTGTTCTTGGATCAACAGTATTCTGACCAGATGTGACGCGAGTGTTTTGCTCGGCCGCTACGAAATCCTGAATGCGCGGGTTCGCAACAGGCACAGGATCAGCCGGAATGACGATCGCACGCAGCTGTTCTTGCGGCTCATCGTAGCAGCTTTTGCAGACTAAAAGTTTGATGTTCTGCAGCGAAGCGCCACGCCAATCAAACTGCCAATTTAAGTCGACAAGATTGTAGCGGAAGCCACAGCGGTCGCATATCGCATGCGCCTGCGGGCTTCTTGCGCTTGTTCTGGCTCTACCTGCTTGGGAAGCATATGCCATAATGCCTCCTTACGGTCGATAATAGCCAGAGATCTGGGGTGAAATATATTGCTGCGCCTGCTCGATGTTCTGAGATGCAGCAATGTTGTATGACTCGTCGGCGAGCATTTTCAGCCCCGGAGCCATTGGCGGATTCCAAACTCTCGCGAGGCGATAAGCAAGCCCATCAGCGAAAGCTTCAAACCAAAGGTAAGGGATATCGACCGTTTGGCCATTGGAAAACGCGGAGTCCTCGATGCGAATTACCCGATAGTATTTCAGGTATTGCGCGGAGGATCCATCCGGAACAGGCCAGAGGGTGACGGTCGGAGAGAGCAGTCGATCGAACCAAAAGGTCGTCGTGAACCCCTGCTGATCCTTGTTCGGATAGCTCGCGTATTCCGTGCGGCTGATCGGCGTTATGATGCGATCGATCGGATCGCTGAGGCCATTGTCAATCCGCATATAAGCATCAAGGATCATTACAGTGTTTGAATCGACCGTGTAAGTCGTTTGACCTTCAACAAGCGGAACTGTTACGAGGTCGACCTTCCAAAGGTTTACGCCTTGGTTCGACCAGCGCGACAGCATCATATTCGTGGCCATGCGCGCAGCTTCCATGTGCTCTTGAAGCACAGAAGTGTTGCGCAAACCGGCCAGATTGTAGGCATACAAAGTCAACTCGCCGAGCGACGGGTTGAAAGTGTATGTTCCGCTTGTGGTCATTTTTGACCCTTAGTACGGCGCATTGCCAAACTGCGCAAACGTCATCGTTGTCGATCCGTTGCCGGCAGTTTGCTTGATGCGAATGAAGGTTGGGGTTGCGACCAAAATGCCTGTGGCGCTCGCGGACTTTGCGACAATCGCTGAATCTGTCGCATTGACCCACGTCATGCTGCCAACCGCAACCGGATTGGTGATGCTGTTAGGGTCATCCATCGAGGTTTCGACGGTGTAGGTCGCGGTGCCAGTCACAGTGACCTGAATCACAGACTGAGCGTTCGCGAAGCTATCGCTGCGAATCATGCTGCTGTAAGTCGTGCCAGCTGTCGCATCCGTTGTGGTGACTGTAATAGGCTGCATGTCACTTCCTCTTTGCGCGGGAGGCGGCGACATTATCCACAAGATTGGGATAGGGTCGACCTGCGGCTCTTGCGTGGGCTTTGGCAGATTGAACCTGCTTACGGTTCAAATGCTTGTGCTTCGCATCTTCCGGGGCATCTTTTTCCCAAAAAGGTTTGTCCGCCATATTAGCAATCCCATTTTCTAAGAGATTTGTTGATCCTGCTATCCGGATCATGAGCTGTTTTTGCGCCAGTCATATGCTTTTTCATGCCTTCCATTCTGGCACAAAAACTACGACGACGAGCAGCTTTCATCTCGCTGTGATGGGCTTCTTCGCGAGAGACGGGAGGCTTCAGATGGCCACCCGTTTCCCTATTGTAATGAGCTCGGCCTTTGGCATTCAGACCGCCTTCCGGATTTTGGTAATCCTTCTTGGTCATGAATGCCTCCGGATTAGTTCATTTCGATCTTGCGACCAGCCGGGGCAGTGCCCTTCTGAGCAGCCGCCCAATCGTTGCCAGCAAGGCGACCGCCGGACTTGCGGGGCTTGCGACCCATGTCCATCTTCGCCTTTTCGCCTTCAGCCTTGCCCATGGTCTTGCCACCACGCTTGCGCTGAACAGCTTCCTTGGCGACGTTGGAATCCTTGCCAGCGTACACCATTTTGGGAGCAGCGTCCTTGACGACAGTGCCACCAGTCTTACGAGCGATACGACCTCTCATGAAAGCCTCCTATGGCTTAAGCGTTTTCAGCTTGGATGTAACGAACAACGATGTCACCAACGCCTGCGCCAGTGTTGGCGGAAAGGACATAGATAACGATGTCATTGGCGCCAGTGTTGGACCAAAGCCCAGTGCGGGTCGCGTCAGCGCCAGGACCAGCAGACTGCTGACCGATGGTTCCGAGGCTCTGCCCAACAACGAGCTCTGTCGAAGTTGCACTGGTGCCAACACTGACGGTAGCCGCAGCGCCATTCCAAGCAGTTGTCGTAAGAAACTGGATGTTCAGGATGTGGCTATAAGCAGGGATGCAGATGGTGGTGGCATAAGCTGTCGAGGTGCCAGCCTGCGTGATAGAAGCAGTCTGCGCCATGGCAACAAAGCCAACATTCTTAATCGTGCCGGGAGTTGTGCCGGTCGTATTAAGAACATCGCCTGCCTTGAGAGGGCCGGTGAAAGTGGAAATAGCCATAAAGGCCTCCTGCACGAGTAGTCGCGTTGTCTTGTGCAGCGTCCGCTAGGCCGGTCAACGCGACTGTTATCCTAGATGAAAGGCGGGGCCGGAACCCCGCCTTTTGGCATTAGGTCGGGAACGAGCCCCAGATCGCACGCCAGTTGTAGTAGCCGAAGCTGTAACGCTCGTAGCCCTTGACCAACAGGTTGTCTGTGACGAAGTCGACCTGCATATCCGTCTCGAACTTCATACGCTCCATGTAGGAGAGACCGTCGATGTTCGTGAGAAGGAACCAAGCACGAGCCGAGGTCAAGAAGTCGTTGACCATGTAGCCTTCGGGCAGACCGCCCGCAGTCATCATGATCGCGTTGACATCGTTGTCCGCCGTGCCGGGACGCAGCTCGGTCTTTGTCAAACGGATCGCCGTAGGCTCGAGAGCCGGAGGAACGATCAGCTTGCGACCGCGAGCAAACACCTTCAGGCCTGCCTGATCCTTGAACTGCGTACGGATGGCGATCATCGCGTTCAACAGTGTGGACTCATTCAGGTCGACAGGAGTCGCAGGGATGTTGGAAACCGTGCCACCGTCGATCGGGTGATCGCTAGCGCACAGCGCCTTGCCGTCACCACCGATAGACGCATTGTACGTCGTAGCGGTGTTGAGGATGTTGGCGCCATAGATTTCCTTCGTCTGCTGGAAGGACTCAATAAGGCCGAGGTTGCTGGGAGCAAACTGGGTCTTGTAGAGGTTGTCGTCGATGGCCTTGCGAGTGATCGCGTAACCGAGAGCAATTTCGGTGTGCTCCTGGTTGTACACGTAACGCTCGCCAGCACCGTTGTCGAAACGGGTCTGACCACCTTCAGTCTTCAGCTGGGCGAGGCCCAGGAAGCGCATTTCCGCAGTGCGCTCGAGCGCCATCTTGGAATCATGCTTCGTGAAGATCTTGTCGTACTGAGACGGAATCATCTCGTACTTGCCTTCAACCCCACGGAGGCCGGGGAGGAGAAGGTCTTTAATGGAACTGAGATTGACAGCCATTGGTCCTTACTCCCTTAGATGCCGGTGAGCTGCTTGGTCGAGACGCTATTGAAAGCGACTATGACCTTACGATACGCACCCGTTTCGGTGCCGTTCGCGCCCGGAGGGTCGATCACGTAACCAAGGATGCGGAAAGGCAGGGTTGAAGTGGTGTTGATGGTGGTGGAATCGAGATAAGCGCCGGAAATACCGTTCGCGGTATTGCCAGTGCCGATCGCATAGCCACAGTTGGCGTTGATCGCAGCCTGGACCCAAAGAGTCGTGGAGCTGTCGCCAGAAGCGACCCACTGAGCGTTGGGATCATTGATGATGTAGGCTTCGACGTTGCCGGTGTTGTCGCTGCCAGGCCAATAGTTGGACCAAACAGTGCGCTTCTGGCTCGTCGAAAGGTACTTGCAACCAACGAAGATGCCAGCAATGGTCGTCGAGCCAGTTCCTTGGATGATGTATCCAGTAGCGTTTGGCTCTACAGGGTCGCCGGAAAAGATCGCGGTGGTATAGGTGGACTGGATGGTGGCAACGACCTGCTCATAGGTCGGGGCAGAACCAGTTCCACTGTACTGGCTGAAACCGTTATAGGCTTGGGTATTCGCCATGACGGAATCTCCTTCTTACAGGAGGCTCATCATCGCGCACCGGGGCGACTAAGAACCGGGAATGGTAAAATCTCCACGCCGGGGGAGATAGTTTCATCTTGGTTGAATTTTTAAGAAAAGAAAAGGGGGAAAATCACAAGATCGTCCCCCTTCTCGATTTTTATTCGCTCGGGATCGGCATAGGCTGATAATTCTTGCTCACTTTCGAGAGCGTGCGATCCATCTGGCCCTCCGGCGTACCGGAAAGCTGCGCCTCTTTGTAGCTGACTTGGCTGCGAGCCTTGCGGAGCTCAATGGCGCGAATCTCGTCATTGATTTCCTTCGGGCGCTCCATCAGCACCATTCCTTTGCGCTCGATCGTGGCATGCTTGCCGCTCTCGGGCATCATTTCAGGATGGCGATCGCAAGGCACATAAGCCCAACCAGTGCGAAAGAGCTCGGTCATGTAGGAATGATTCTCCTGATTCATAACCATCTTTGTTTTCCATTCGTATTCCCAGCCAGGAGGAGCGGGAGGCGCACGGAACTCGTCGGGACCTTCATCCATTGTCCCCATGTGGGAACGGATCTCTTCTGTGCGGCGACGAGCAGCTTCACGCGGATCGTCATAGGTCGGGGTTTCAGGACGAAGCGGAGGGCGCTTGTTGGCAACAGCCATCTTTTCAGAAAGTACAGTCATGATTCACCTTTATCAGTTGAGTTTGCCTTCTTTGACCAGTGCCATTTTGTTTCTGGCATATTCCTGATCAGTCATGCCCATCATCTGAGCCATCTCTCGCTCATCCTTGCTGAGGCGGACCACGTTCTGGCGTGGCGTCCCAGAAGAAGCTGTGCGGGAAACAGGCGCAGCAGGAGGGCTTGTGCGAGCTTTCGTCGGTGCCGCAGCAGCGGAGAAAGGCTCTTCGACTTCTTCGATTCGAGTTTCTCTCTTCGGCGAGAGCTTCATGGTGCTCTCGATGAATTCGAAATACTCTTCGCTGTCGGGGACAAACCCATCAGCGACTGCGAGGTTGTGCGAAGCGATCATCTTTTGATACAAACGCTGATCGGTTACGCATTGCGGGTGACGACGCACCCAATCAGCCGACTTCGGCGTGAGTTGCGAAGCGAGAGCCTCAACAGGATCCGAAGGCGTTTCAACTTTCGGCTGTTTGATTTGATGCTCGAGCCTTCTGCGACCATCTTCGATGTTTTCAAGCTTGTAAGTGTTTTTCGCCACCAACTCTTGAAGCTCAAACATCGTGTCTGTGTCGCCAACGGCATGCGCTTCACGCATCCGAGCCTTCAAAGCGAGGTTATCCTGCTTGATTGACTCGATTGCAGTTTCGAGAAGCTGCAAATTGGTCCGTTCGACGTCCATTTTCGACGAACGAGCCGACTCTGTCGCCTCTTTTGCGCGTTTTTCAGCATCGAAACGAGCTTGACGCTCTTGTTCGAGCTGTGCACGCAGTTCGTTGATGCCGATTTCGGGTTCCAAACCGCGATTGCTCGGTTCTTCTTCCGCAACGACCTTTATTTCCGGCTCTTTGTCGAGTTCTTCGGCGATGATTTCGAGATCATCGTCTTTCACAGCGACTTCATCCTCGAGAGGAAGCTCCA